TTTGTTCTCCAACATATAGTCTCGCACTTCTCGCAGGGAGCCTACAGGTATATTGAAGTCTTCTGTTTCTGGTATGCCGTATATGTCAGATATAAGCACCAGAGTGAGAGTTACGTCTAGGCTATCTAGCCCAATGTCTTCTTGTTTAAGGGAAATATCTAGCGTTGTGGGTTTTGTGTAGTCGTCTAAGTGAAGTTTAGTTTCGCGGACGCAAGCGTCGAATAGTTCTATAAAGTTCATTTTCGCACCTTTCTGTTAAGGGTGCCTACAATGTATCTCTATTGCTGTATCTGCTCAACCACTAAGTTAACGGCGGGAGAACCGGGGGCAAACGCAGTAGCGGGAGCCGCGACCAAAGACACGTTTGCATCCGTTGAAGCCATCACAATTTCGATATAGTCGTTTGCCGCCAGCGACACCGATTCTGAAATCAGCACGGGGCTATACACGCCGCTTCCGCTAAGGCTCAAAATACGGGATGATTGCGCAACGTCCACACCGTTCCTGCGAATCCAACTGTAGACGTTCTTTGATGACGCGTTTGAGCTGGTGTACTGAAGCGTTGCTGATATGTTGTAAAACCCTGACTCGACCACAACGACCCTAGAAGCAGGAGTACCCAACGCCACGCCGTTAGCGGACTGAGTATTGTTAAACACAACGGGGTAGGCCGTATTAGCAAGTGGTGGGCTGTAAGTGGTAGTCAGATTAAACGTGCCGTAATACGTCTGCTGGAGAATAGTAGGACGGACAAAAATGACCCCTTCTGTAGCGCTAACAGTCGTAACAGCCGCCATGATGATGACGTTGTCCGGAGCAGTGGGCTTGACCTTAGTAAAACCGCCAGCAGTGGAGGGTGAGGCATAGAGAATATCCCCCTGTACCCAAGTCTCACCGTATGGCGTGCCGGTAGTGTCTAAATCCCGCACAAAGCCAAATACCGTGCAGTAGCCTTTTAACCCAGAGTCAGGCAGGTCGTGAGTCATCACGCCCAAGATATACACCGTAGGCGATGTGCCATCTGCAAGGTAAGGGGAAACCCTAAGAGAGTCTGTAGTAGCCCCGGCAAAACCCACCGCAGTGCCGTTGGGTATGGTAACCCCAGTGTTGTTACTTACACGGGCGTAGATCTCTTGTCCTACTTGCTGTACAACTCCGTACTCTAAATCTACCTCAAGACAGGCGTCAGGGGCGTCCCAGTTTACTCGGCCTGTCTGGTGGGAAAACTCTGGAGGGGTTGTATTAAAGTCTATATAGTCAACGGCCTGTGCCCAATCCAACTGCTGCTGCAGAGCGTTAATACGGTTGAAATACAGACGCAGCACATTGTTAAGCTGGTCTTGGTACTGTCGGCTGTATTCGTCTGTTGCCAGCGGAAGCGCGGGTGGCGCTGGGGGGTTTAGGTCGTTATCCGAGGTTATAATCAGGGCCATTACCGTCTCCCATCAGGGCGCATGTCAATACGCGGCGCACCAAGCTGCCAAGTAACACCTTCATCAGTAGACTCTACCTTCATCGCAAGCTGCCTGCCTCGCACGCGGGTGTATATCTGCCCTGTATACGCTTCCACAGGAAGCACAGCCGTACGTGTTATCGTACGTGAATTACTGCCACCTTCCGACAGAGGATCATTATAACCAGACCCAGAATTGGCAAGCGGTAGTAACGTCATCGTCGCACTGGGGGAACCTGTTGTAGACCCATCAAACCGTATGTCAGGCAGGATACGCCATATAAACGCAAACTGATGGCCGTCTTCTAGGTCAAACTCTGCGGAAGCTACATACGCGTGAATAGCTGCGGTAGTAGCTGTCTCGTTGTCATCCACACCTTCCTCGTGATTTACAAGGTTATATGAGTATGTAGCTGCAAGCGGGTTACCACGCAGACCGGAATCAAGCCATGCAGTACGCGCCATTGTACCATAGTACCAAATATCCTCTAAGTAGTTGTATACCACATAACGGTCTATGTTTGTTTGATCAGTAGAACAGTAGAACCACCACACTTCGTGATATGACTCGTTCGTACCCGCAAACACCTGTTCATATTGTTGTTCGTTAAAGTTGCCAAAAACAAACTTTCGTAGATCACAGCGCAATGGTTGAGTACGCCCATCATACTTGTAGAACTTATCTTTACCCATCCAGTAGGCCACACCGTTAGCATAGGCTACACAGTTTTGTGATGCTGTAGATATATTTTCACCAACAAGCTGCGCTGACCATACTACAGGGGCACCCACATATTGTAGCGAATAAAGAGCCGCATCAGTCCAGACCAGTACCTCCTGCCTCGCTTGTTTAGAGGCTATAATCTCAGTACCACGAGATAGCGTAAGGAACCCTGCCTGTGACGTGACAGAGGGTGTCCAGTCCACCACGCTACCTTGATCTGACCACCGCACCAACATGGGGTTGACTGTCGCACTACCAAACTCATTTGCACCGAACGCAAATACAAAACGGTTAATGTCGGACACTTCCAAAATACGTTGACTTGTGGGTACGTCGCTTGCGCCGCCAAGGGTTGATAGCTCTACACCGCGGGATGTTAGTCCGCTAGTTGCATCCCAATAATATATAGGTCCGTTTCTAGGCCCAAAAACAAGGTCTTCGCCAAAGTTAGATTGACTCCAAAGACGTATAGATTCTACGGATGTAACCCCCACACCCCATGTACCAGAACTCCACGAAGACGCTCCCCAACCTGTTAGCGGTATAGCAAAGGCTGTACCGATGTTGATTTGATACGCCGCTGTGACCGTACCACCACCTGTTGCAGTGGAGGAAGCTGCAGAACCCGCATCTATTGTGTACTCGTTGGTAGTGGTAGTAAGGGTTATCTGATATTCACCGTTTAGCGTAAGTCCGCCCACAGCACTAGCACCACTATAGGTAACAAAATCTCCGTCTGTGTACCCACCATTTGCATCGGTAACCGTGACGATAGGAGAGCCAGAAGTTGTTGCGAACGGGTCTGTGAGCGTCACTGTAGCACGCAACGGGGTGATGTCGTTATATGCCCCACCGTTCTCAATGTAGTATTTCAGGTTGGTACCAACGGCAATAAGGTTTTGACTACCCAGTGTTACCCAATTCCACAATGATCTGCACACACCTTGAAACGTAGTAGCAGATATACGCTGCCAACCACCTATCTTCTCAGGTGTACCCTGTCGAAAGCGTATCTTATCGCACTCGTACCAGCCACCTTCGCTTGTGTAGCGTGTGTTTTCGCGGTTCACACCAGACTTTAAAAGTAGCTTCTTTAGGGGCATGTTACACCTTAATCTATAAGTTCAAAATGAGGGCCGTCAATAAATGGCCTGCGCCCCTGCGATCTACGAAGGTCAACATACGCATTCATGGCGTCTTCCATTGTGCCTTCCCATTTACGAATGTCCATAGGATACGGCATTTCAGGTGTGCCCCATGCAGCCCCCCAACAAATAGGAACTCCCAGTTGTGTCGCTGCCTCTTTAATAGCATCAGCCAAATCATCATAGAGCGAGAGTTCCCAACTCGCCCTGCCATTTATATATGCCATGATATCGAAAGCCTTACCCTCAAGATGCTTAGACTTCATCGTTTGACTGGCACCTTTAGCGACTAATTCTTTCTGTTGCTCAATGGTTCTCATCCCCTGAACCACACCAAAGTCTGTCTTGGTCATAGTTATTGCCATCTTCACAACAGCCTGTAGCCGTTCGTCAATACCCTCAAGCCTATCAAGGCTACGTCTGCTTAACTTAAACTCACTCATGTTACTTCCTCTTAAAAAATGCCTGTGCTCCGCGCACACCGAAGCTCGCGCTTATTGCAATACCTAAGCTGTAAAAATACCAGTCGGGCGCTTTGGAAAGCTGCTCAAACCCACGATCTACCCAACCTTCTGCGCCGGGAATGAAAGCTAAAATCAACGGGATAGACAGAACAATAACAAACCATTCGTCTTTCCAAGAGGACTTCGCACCCTCTGCCATGATGCGCTCCCAGTCGGCAACGCTCGTCTTTTCCGACAATAATATCTGGG